TTCACTCCAAGGGAATTCAACCCCCGCTACCGTTTGTATAAAGTCTACCGCCTTACCCGCCAATGTTTTAGCGACGGTAATCTTATAATTTTTTTCTATTAAGTCTTCTCTACCTGTAACAATATTAGTTGCGGTTGCAAGGTTTCCTTCTAACGCATCGATTAGTCTTACTCTACCATACGTCGCAGCAACTAAATTTTGAGTTATTCTTGCCAGTACAGGTCCTTGTGAGTTTTCCCTGATATTACGTGCCGCAAATTGCATCAAACGTGATTCGTTATCATAGTTCTCAGTCGCCATGATACCAACTAAACTATAATCTGAATTTGTGAAATAGGGATAAAGACCGTCATTGGTTAGACGTGGTATGTCTCTTAGTTGATTGACTTCATCATATGCATCAACCGTAAATGTGTTTCTTGTTGAAGGTGTTTGAAGTAGAGTCGTTAAATTTGTATCAACCTCACCTGGGTCAGTATTTGCGAAATCATTTAGTGTTTCAACTGCATAAGAGGAATTAGTAAATGTTTGAGGACCATTTGGTTGTTGTAGGGTCCTCGCCAAAATACTATCTCTGAATTGAGCGGTTGAATCAAAATCTAAATAACTCGGCATATAACTATCTTTATTAAGATAAATAGATTTAAAACGAAAATATATACTTGATTGGAGTTAAATTCTATCTTACTATTGTTGTGTCGGGTATCACCTATAATTGGTTCTATTTAAATTTCGCTCGCTCATAGTCAATTCATCATAATCCTTTATAATCTTACTCATTTTCATAACTGTATTATTAGATGCAGAGTGTGTATGAGTCACATTTACAGTTTGTGTTGATGAGTTATTTGTTTGTCCCTCATTTGTTGGATTAACCGAATTAATTAAATCTTTTAAATTTTGTCCTTGTGTCTTGATAATTTCTGCGACCTTATCGGTAACACCTTGTGCACCTTGTTCTCCACTTAAGTATGTACCAAGGTCTTTGAAGTCCATACCCACAAATTGTTTCAACGCTGTATCACCAACATCAGCAACTTCTAATCTTGTAAGTGCAATCATATATTTTAAATCTCTTGATATGTTTTCTACAGTAGTTGCTTGTTGTCTAACAATATCAGACTCAGACATTTTTGTAAACTCGTCCTGATATTCTTTTAATTTAAGTGCTTGTTCATTGTTTAATTCAGACAATTTTATCGTTGTCCCCTTAAATTGCGATTGTAACTCAGGTGTTAGTAGTTCGATTTGCATCTCCCCGTCTTTCATTCTCGCGAGGTTAGTAAGGAATTCTTTGTTGTCGTCATCGATATTTAATCCGTCTAACGCAAGTGCCGCTTGTGCTCTCTCTTGTGCTGCGATTGCCGAGTTTGTAACCTCTTTGATATCAATACCAAATTGTTTTGCAATATCACGTGCCATCCTAAGATTAGTACCTGTAACCTCGAAGTTTCCTGTTTCTTGGTTATAAACCGCTAAGTTTTGTGATACTCCCGCTAACGCTTCTTGTAATCCTTCAACTTCGTTTGTTGCCATATACATAAGTCTTAGTGGATCATTGAAATCCCCAAACGCAGCACCTAATACTTGTAAGTTCGCGGCTAAGTCTAATGCCCCTTCAGGTTCAAATACTTGATCTGCAACACGGAATGTACTTTCGAGACTAAATCTTAATCTTGTTGCGGTTCTAACCATTTCTGCCAATCCGTCTTGACCATCTTTAAAACCGTATTCATTTAGTTTAGATATGTTGTCGATCATACCTTCGATTGTTTGTCGAGATTGTAGACCTAATTCTAACGATCTTGCCCCCGCATCTGCAATTGATTCCTGTGCCTCAGCAGCACCAATACCTACTTTTTCAAAGTCAAAGTACGCCTCAGTTACATCAGACATGTTCATACCGTATGCCTTTGCAATCTCACCAGCCCTTACTAACATATCAGTACCTACAAGTGTGAATCTACCTGTGCTCTCAACTAATTGACCCGCGGCATCACTAATATCTTTAAAAGTTAAACCTAATCTTTCTAAATCAGGTTGACCTTCTCTTACTGCATCTCTAAAGTCTTTGGATAATTGACCTGTTAGTCCAACAGACGCATTTAATTCACCTAATAGGAAACTTGATTGTTTCGCGTATTCCTCTATACTGTTTGCTGCGACATTTCCTATGGTTTTTCCAAGTGCGGTTATAATATCACCATCATCACCTTGTTGACTTCTTATATTTTTATATTCTGTAAGGATTGTACCTAAGTCAATTTGTGACTCAGGTGATGCGGATTGTTCTAAAGAACCTTTAAGAAGTTTCGCAAATATACCCTCGGCTGATTTCTCTGTTCCACCTGTCGTAGTCCCACTATTTTTATTTGTGGGTGTACCTTGCATTTCTTGTTTTATTTTTCCAATAGCACGCTCGAAGTCTCTTTCAGACATATCACCATCTGCGACCTGTTTGTATAAATCCTGAATCTTCTTTTCATCCATACTGATAAATACTTAGTCGTTCTTTTTTTCGACTTCTACAAGTCGTTCGACGTAGTATTTTCTCAAATAAATGGGCATTTCGAGAATATCACGATGAGTGAACCCTCTTCTGATAAGGAAAAGTATTTCTGTTAGTTGATTTTGTCTATATTCCGTAGAAAGGACGAAAAAACTCCACCCCAAAGTCGATACTAAACCTGACTTTTTCTCCTGATGGGGCGATTACTTCGTGTCTTAAGTCGACACCTGGTTTGACTTCATTATAATATTTCCTGAATTTTTGTGAATCTATAATAGGTAATCTTTCTATGAAGTTTCTTTTATTCATTGGGTCTTTGTTACCCGCAATCGATTGAATCGTTTTTTCTAATCGTTTTGTGATAATAGGTGCGGTTCCAATACCGTTCCAACTTTTTTCGATATCAGATAACTCTTCTTCGTCAGATTTTGTAAGGAAAGTAAATGTGATATCCACATTCGATTTTTCCATATGGTATGGATATTCACCGTTCTCATCAGGTTCTAAATTAAACTCTTTATAACTTAGTTCAGATAAGTCTACCGTATGTTCAAAGTCTTCATTTGTTTGTGGGTCCTTTAGTTTAAGTTTTAACTCACTCCCAAATGCTGTGTTTCTTAAAAAGATGAGGATTGCTTGTTGGTCCTCGAGAACCAAATCCTCAGGTGCAATATCTTTTGTAAGTACCTTTCTTCTTAGTAGTTCTGTAATAACTTTACCCGACGCAACTAAGTTTGCAGATGATAGTATATTCTCATCCGCAGCAGTTAGGTACGCGACTTTTACTGATTTTGTACCATTAGGGTAATAGATACCTCTACTTGGTAATTCAACTACATCGTAAGATATTGTTGGGTCTATTGCAATATTACTTTGATTTTCCATACGTATATTAATCTATTAAAATGTAACTAATAAATAACTGAAAGTAAAGTTTTTGCATAAAAAAAGGGAAACTATACAAATTCCCCTCTTTTCTAATATTTCGACAGATTTTATTAATATACTTGGATACATCTATCCATTCTCAATGAACATGTGATAGTGGCTAGTGCATCGTTGTTGTAGTCTAACTCATTGAAGTTAAGGTCTGTAATAAATGTACCTTGTAGGATCCATTTCTCTACCACAACTCCTGTTGGGTCTAACATCTCTAATTCGATATCTTTCTTATATCCCGCAGCGTAACCCATTCTACCTGTTACTGACTCTGCGTGTAATCTGAACCATTCCATCAATGCTTGTGACGCTGAAGGTCCAATTGGGTCCTTAAATGTGACTCTTAATTCATTCCATACGAATCTACCTGCAACATAAGTTGAAGTATTGAGGAACGGAATCTCAGTCGAGTTGATTTTTGCACTTGGTCTTGCTGCCGAAGTAACAAACCATTCGTTAATACCTAATGAAGAAGGAAACCTAACGATAAATCGGTTAACTCTTTTTGGTTCATAAGGAACGGGCATTTTCATTAATAAATCCGCCATATCTGTGTCTTTAAATTAGTTTTCTTTTATTATCTTTATTATAAATATATCTCTTCTCGAAATATTTTTTGTTTTTAGTTCCAATTGGGTTGACAATGTCAATTTTTTTACTTATTTTTTTATTACCCAGTAAATACTAGTAAAGATTAATAACTAATATTTAGATAATAATTAAAACTAGTAAAAATAACCAGTATAATACTGGGTGTCATCTCAATTTTTACTTTAAGGTAGGGGAGGGTCGTTTGACTCTCCCTTTCCTTTTTTATTTCCTATTAGATATTCTCGAATGATGCCCCTGTTGGAGTAATCAAGAATTCTACATCAATAAATTCTAACGATCTTGTTGGTTTGATATAAATCTTACCTCTAAGTGTATTAGCGTCAATGTCTTCAGGGTCGTTTGACACAACAACTCTAAATTCATATAATCCTCTTTCTTTCTTAATTGATTCAAGAATAGGATTAACTAATCTTAAGAATTCATTTCTTACTTGTTCGTCATTTTGTTCAAATAACAATCTTACTGCGACTGCCGAGATTAATTTTCTCGCTCTTAATAATAATCTTCTTACG